ATAGAGCAGTTGGGCCGATTGAAGATTATAAGTTTGATGCGCTAAAACCAAAGAAGCAAATGAAAGAAATAAGAAAAGTATTGCTACCGGAAAAGAAAAAGGTTCTTTTCATAAGATACGGTCACAAGTTTAACTTTAAAGATAGATGTGTAGTATGTGGAACTCACCATATTTGGGAGTCCGGTGATTATCTAAGACCACCAATACCACTAGATAAGGTAGAGAAAGGAAGACCGCTTAGAGGAACTTACTGTCCTAGACATGCGGCTATCCACAAACAAATGGAAATGCTACAACAACAAATATTAGCAGATGAACATGGCTTAGATTTTAAAGCATTTATTCCTAAAGCAAAAATGCCCTCTATGTTGAAAAGACAACAAATAACTGACTTAACAAAAGAAGATGTTATGAGGCTGACTGGCATGGGATGGACTATAACGCCACCAACACCAATAGCAGACGAAGAAACACAGTTGGCAGAAATAGTTAGATTGAATACTGAAATACAGTTAAATACAGAAAGGATAAATCATTTATTAAAGGGAGCGAAAGGTGAGTAACATGGGAATATTCGGAACAAGTAATGGCACAGTTTTAGGTGCAGTTCAGCAACAAAGTGACCAACAATTCAAGAATGTAAATAACTTGCTTTCTTTACAAGATAATCATGTCGAAGAGTTCTTTCAATATCATGGTCAAATGTTTTTGACACAGATGGAGAAACTTATGGAAGATGTTGTAGAAAGAGTAGTTAGTAAAATGTTGGCTAAATTACAATTTACAACAGATTCTACAACAGGTATGTTAAGAATACATAATGATGCAATGAGAGAATTTGAAAAGATTACAGCAGAAAATATTGAGTTGGATATTAAGAATATATTAGATGCGGCAATCAATACAGAAGTTGTTAATCAAAGAAAATTAGCAAAACAACAATACTTAGAATCTCAAGGATTTAGTGGTGGTGGAGGTATGCAAATGGCACAACCAACAGCCGCTTCCGCAGTAGCAGGATTGACAGGTAACATGCAACAATATAATCAAATGCAAAGTGCTATGAATAATGGTAGTGGCTATCCTATTCCACCATCGGGAACTGATAATTATGGAAGACCATATTGGATAGATGCTCAAGGACAGATGAGTTATGAACCTCCACAAAGCGGATTAGGTTTAGGTAGTGCTATACAAAAAGGTGCGGCTTGGGCTAAATGGTTAATGTGAAGGTGATTCTTTTTGAGAATAAAAGATGCTAAAGGTAGTCCTCTATCTTGGACTCAACCTATAGCAACTCAAAGATTTGCCGAGTTTATTTTGTTTGATTATTTAGCGGAAGGTTCTACCGGAAAAGGAACAGAAGATTACGCTGAAAGAGTAGACCCCGATGATGTAAAGGAAAAGAACTTCGGTTCTGAAACATATGATGAAAATAAATTCATAACTGTTTATAAAAAAGCATTGTCAGCATTAAAGAATAAATCACTTCTAAGTCAATTAAACGACAAGGGAAATATAGTTTCAAAAGGTATAATAGATGACGACAGGTTTCAATTGCGTCTAAAAAGTGATATTGAAAGTTTTTTAAAAACTAATGAAATCGGAAAAGAACTCGCACAAATAAAATTAAAGGATTTAACAAGTCAAAAATTAGCAAGCGTTTTTAGAGATACAAAGGCAACAAAAGCAAGTCAATCTAGGATTAGACAGGGCTTAACTCAAAATGAGTTAGACAGGCTTAAGACAATTAAAGATAATAAAGGTGATGCGATTTTCAATGTTGAAGAAAAATCCCATAGAAACAAAAACAAAAAAACTAAAATTATTACATTTAATGAATTAAGTAATGATGCTTATTTAGACAATATAAAGGCTGAAATTGAGGAAGATGGAATAATCTATGAAGTGGATTATCCAAAAGCATTCGTATTATTCGATGCAGGTTTTGTTAGAGAAGAAAAAGACTTAAGGAATATATTACTTCCTAGCATTATAACAAGTAAAAAAATCCAACAAGAAACTAAAACGACTATTGGGGGCGGAGATGATGAAAAGTTATCTTTAGAAAGTAGTCCTCTTTATAGAAAACAAGTCATACCCATAGCCACAACGACTGGTAGAGAACAGAAAACTGCGGCTGATAGTTTAGAAGTAATATTTGGAAAACAATATGAAGACACAGAAGAGGGAAAAAAGGCAGTAAGGGAATATTCTAAACTTAAAAGAGAAACAGACAAACTTAAACCTGTATTCGATGACTATATTGATAGGTTAAGAGGATTGCTTTTAGAGAGAAACCCTGCATTGAGAGATATTGAATCATACATTAAAGATGCTACCGAAGAAGAAGTAGATGCAATGTTTGATAGGCTCGACAGCCCCGAAGAAGAGAAAGACTTTAGGGCAAAGGAAGAAAAAATAATAGAAGAAACTACCGAAAAAGAAAGAGAAAAAACACAAGGTTTCGTTAAGGATTTTCTAAAAGAGATTGTTGATGAACCTGTTTCTAGACTCACAATATCCGACTTAAAAAGAGTTCTTAGTGAAGTAAAAATAGGCGGCAAAGGTTTTGGTAATGTGGCCGACACTGTTACAACACATGGAGATATGTTGAGTCAAATGAGAGTTATAGGATATAACAATCCGCAGAATAACCCATTGAAAGCAAAGCATCTATTATTGTTACCGGATTTCGATAAAAGTAGATATGAAATTGAGTTAGGTAAAAGTAAGAATAGTGGCGACCTTTTGAAACCAATATTTAAAAATTATTTAGCCAATAAAAGAAAATTTATTGACAAAAGAATAAAAGAAAGCGATAAGGGTTTACCTGCTAGAGATGCAAAAGAAACTGAAACTAGTGAAATGTTAGAAGTATTATACAATAATCCAAATAAAGTATTAGACAAAGAATACTTTGGTGAAACCATAGGAGATGTTACTAAAGTCATGGACTTTAGATTAGTTATTGATAGGTTTGCTTTTACTGGGAAAGACTCCGATGGAGAAACTACAACTAGTTATACATACTCTTTAGGTAAGTTTGATGGCAAGCCTAGCACTATAAAATATAAGAATGTAAACTTAAGAAAATTACAAATGGCTTATAAGAAAGATTCTCAACCCGATTTAGAATCAACAAGAACTGCAAGAGATTTTATATTTGACATCAAAGAAGAACTAAATATACTAGAAAGAGAGGTTTGATACAATGGCAATAGCATCATCACCAAGCGACTACACATCTATTGATGTTGATTATTCAACAGGTAAAGGATTCTATACTGATAAAGACGCAGTATCGGATATGCTACAGATACCTGCATTTACATCCTCTACTTTCCCTAGTCAAGCACAAGTAGGTAAGATAATAAAAAACATAGAGGGTATGGTTGATGATAAAGTAAAGCGGTCATACAGACCTATTATACACAAAGATGAATTTCATGATTTTGAATTTGTAAGACATCCAATGCAAGCATATTATGGTGGATATGTCGGTTTTATACAATTAGCCACGATGAAACTAAAGAAGGTTATATCTCTCAAAGTTTGGCAAGGCAATAGTTATCTTGAGTTAGCATCAGCCCAAGCAAGTGTTACACTAGACCCCGACAACTTTCAACATCTTAGAAAAATAACATTACAATTGCCGAATAACGGAGATACCTTTGAACTGTTTTTTCACGGAGAAGGAACAATGGCCGCACACAATACATTCGATAGTAGATTTGGAGCAAAAACAACAGCAAGAGATATTTGCCATTTAATTAATGAAGAATTCCCTGCAAATACTGCCCAATTTACAGGAGCAAATAGAGAAAAAGAGAGGACATCTTCGCCTAATAATTTAAGTATAAGTGATTTCTTTTATGCTTCTATTGACCCCGACAATGGATATAAGATTAATATTTCAAGTCTATTAGCAGGGGAAGATGGTTCGGGATGCACAATTACACTCACAGACAAAGCAGGGGAAAATTCACAGTCTTCTTCGGAGATATTTACTGATAAACAGGACATGAAGAGGCTAGGTAGTTTTTGGAGTATTAAGGATGATGGTAGGATATTTTTCTTAAGAGATTATCCGTATCACACTCAAAACTCTATCATTATTACATATGTTGCGGGTTCAAGTCGTGTGCCATCGGCTATACACAAAGCCACAACAATGTTAGTGGCGGCTGAATTATTACGACATGATGACCAAACAATTATGATTGCTGAAACTGGCGGTAATATCACTACTAAAGAAAAATACGATATTCTAACTAAAGAGGCAATGGATATACTGAAAGGAAAGGGTGACTTGGTTTATCTTTTGGAGTGATTAACTTGTCTGTTAATTTGATTTCTAAAATGCAAGAACTAATAGAAATACAAAAAGAAAGACAACAGGCTACAAGGGAACTATCAGAAATATTAGGCATTGATATTAGTTTTAGCGATGAAGAAATAGTGCAATTCGCAGAAGAAAAATTAGAAGAATACATAAATGAAGAAACTAAAAGGATGATGAAAAAATGGATGAAGTAAGTTTACTTATAGATTTAGTTTCTTCTAATTGGAGTTCTTCTGTTACTACTTTAATTAGCGAAGGAAAGATAACTGCTGACCACGCAGGAACTCCTAACTTTATTGATGTTAGAACTTTAGATAAGAATAGAGGAGTTAGATATGATTTAACTGCTAAAGATGTAATCATATTCTTCGAGGATTCTCAAAATTTAGAATATCCAACAATACATTATGATGTAAGAAACGAAACTTATTCTTTTACAATGCACATAAGAACCATTCATGATGAAAGAGCAGGAACGGATGCTAACTTTGGTAAAGATAGGCTAAAGGCTTTATACTTGATAGCCCGTCATACGCTTGAGCGAGGTCGTAAGGGTTATACTGCAAATGATGGTTCTAGGTTTAATCAAATATTTGTTGGTTCAAGAAGCGAAAGTAACGATAGAGCAAAGAGGTTATTTGGATATAAATTGACAGTAGAGGCAAAACGATTCGCATTAAGCATTCCCTAGTAAGTTAGTTAGGAAAGGGGGAGAATAAAATGGTAGCACAAGATATATTTTTAGGAAGTGGAGCAAGCATAACAAAAGTGCCGGAATTGGACTTTTTTTGTAAAATAACAACTGGAAGCGCAGGGTCAAATAAAACAACCTTTACCTTACATGGTGATATAACCGCAAATTTTGCTTTAGTAAATAACCTATATGTTGGGTGTATTCTTAAGAGGTTTAATGTTTCTAATGTTTTTCAAGGAATGCATAGAGTTACCGCTAATACAGAAACTACTATCTCCTTTTCTCCCGCAGTAGCAACATTAGCAAACAACGACTACTTTGTTTTAGAATCATATGGTGCGCCATGTCCTGCTGAGAAAGTAACAGGGGCAACATCTGTTTTGGCTCAACCAACCATAACTAATGCAGGAACTCAAATTGAGGCCGATGAATCAGTTATAGGTAATACCGCAATTACAGGAGTTTCGGGTTTAACTTCTACGGGGGCAGAAATTGTTTTAACTCTAAGTGCTGAATCTTCTACTGTTGAATTTGCAGCAGAAAGTGGAACAAATTATGATGGAGATTTATTAACAATTAATCTTGCTTCCGCTTCGGGAACAAATGGAATAACTACATTAGATGTATTGTTTAATACTGCGGGGGCTTCAACTCCTTCTTCTTCAAGTAATGATTCTGTTGTGGTAGCAGTTGCCGATAATGCTACAGGTGCAGAAATAGCACAATCAGTATTAACTGCATTAAATGGAAAAGATGTGACAGTAAGCAGAATCGGAGCAACATTAACAATTACAAATAAAACCGGAGGATATGTAGGTTCTAATATGATTGCTAAAACAGGTTTGGCTGATTCTACAATTACTATGGGTGGAGTTCAAGGAGGAATTATTACTGCTGTTACAGTAACAAATGCAGGTTCTTCTGTTAGCGGAAATGGTAATTTGACTATTAGTTCTAATGGAGGAACAGACGGAGTATTGGCTTTAGCCGCAACTACCACAACTTCTGCTAAAAGACTACTAGCAGATACATGGCTAGGAATTGTAGAATCACTTACTTTCCCAACAACAGAAATCGAAATGAAACAAACTAATCTTTCACTAGGTAGAACTAGAAACTTTACTTATCAATACAAAGGAATAGAAACAGCAGGTGCGGCTGATATTAATTTAGTAGCAAATCACGGAACATGGTTATATTATTTCTTAGGAAAATGCATAGATGTAGATATTGGAAATATAGGTGCTGATAATAGCCTTAGCGAAAGTGCGCCTAGTGGTTCAGCCCCAACTAACGCCTTCACAGGTGCTTCTAACAAACTTTACATTGATTATAATTCAGTAACTGAAACAGGGCCAATTATTCACAGAAGCGTAGGAACAGTTATGACTCCTCCGGTAAATCCTGCAACAGAAACTGTTGGAGACTTAGACCCATTGGGTGCTTTTTCTTTGAATGGAGGCAAGTTACAAAATGCCATTGAATATACCTTTGCAGAACAAGATGGAGATTTACTACCTTCATTTGCTTTAGAACAGGTATTAAGCAAGTTGCCTTCTTCTAACACCTTTAGAACAAACACTTCTAATAATAATCCTAATAATAGAAATGATGAAGATTTAAACTTTGTTAAAATAGCAAGAGGCTGTAGAGTTAATACTCTAACAATAACTGCTAATGAAAATGAAGAAGTTAAAATGACTATCAATGCAAACACTAGAAATGTTCACACATTAGAAAAAACAGAAAGTTATGATGCTAGAAGAGGCGTTACTGATGAAACTTCATTCTTGAACTATGCTTCAATACCGGAACTAAGAGAGCCATTTTTCTTTTCGGATGGAACATTCAAGTGCTTTGGTGAGAGTTTCTTAAAAATAAATACTCTTACTCTAACCATGAATAACAATCTACAGGATAGGAGATTCTTGGGAGTCGGTAGTAAGACTATACAAGAAGCCATTCCTGCACAAAGAACATACGAAATATCTTTTACTGGCCATGTTACTGATGATTTGCTGTATAATGAATTGATTAACGATACTGAAAATTCTGTTGCTAATGGAAACAGTAGCACAATTGAATTAACATTTACTAAATCAACAGGAGAGAGTATACAATTAAACTTTGCAGATTATTTCTTAACTGCTAATAATTTTCCAATAGCCGAAGATAAAGGGCCAATTGTTGTAGAGGCAACTGTCATGCCTAGAAGATTAGCCAACCAAGATGAAGATTCAAAAGATGGTTGCGTCGTCACAACACATTGGCTATTACAGGGGTGATTTGTTTGCCATCAGCATATGAAAAGAACCAAGCGAAAATAAAGAAGGCTCTTGAAGAGAGCAAACCAAAGAAAAGAGGTCGCCCCAAAAAGAGCAATAAAAAGTAATATTCCACCAACACCGTTTGTTTGTTTGTTGGTATAAAAGGTGGATAATATGGAAAAGAAAATTGTAAGTGATAAAAATGTGCTATTTGCACTAACCGAGCCTACGCTACATTATATTAAAGTAGCACCCGAAAGTGAAGAATATCTCAAGGTATGGGTAAAAGAACCCACTTGGCTTGAGGTAGACAAAGCCATGAATAGTATGATGAAAATAGATACTAGAAGGCAAGACATGGAATTAGATTTAAATGCCATGTTTAGATTTATGGTAGAAAATTTTGTAGTTAAAACAGAACCAAAACTTTCTGCAATTGATATTCTTAGATTAACTCCTTATATTGGAAACCAAATTAAGGACATCCTCCCTAATCCATTTACGGCTTTTGAGGGGGATGAAGAAAAAAACGAAGACTAAAGGGAATATTAAGAGGTAAGCAAGGCGACCCTCAAGATATTTCCTTAGTGATTGTTTATTCGTTATCAAAGGCTTTAGCGATAAGCCCGCTAGAAATATACAAAATGCCCGCAAGTTTAGTGATAGATTTATTAAGTGTTCATAGAGTAATGGTGGAATTAGAACAAGAAGAGATGGATAAACTAGATAGGCAAGCAAAGAGTGGAGCAAATAGGTTCAGGTGACGGTATGAGTGCTTTTCTTCGACAGCAGAATAGAATGTTAGAAGAAATGAATACTCGTATGGAAGAATTATCTACCACTATGTTGGGTTTTGCTCAACAACAGGATATGGTTACTGAGGCCACAAAAAGAGCAGAAGAGGCAGAAAAGGCTTTAAGTAAAGAGTTAGTTACAAGAGAGGAAGTTCTCACAGAAGCGTTTAAAATACTAGGAAAAGGTGGACAAGAGGTAAAGAAATTTGAAGTTTTTTCTAAGAAATCATTTGATGCCTTTAGAGATGCAGGAGGTAATGCCTTCGATTTCTTTGATTTGGTTTTATCTAGTGCCAATCAAAGAGTAAAGATATTTGGCGTAGAAGCGGCATTGGCAAGAAAAGTGATGTATGGTTTCTTACCGCCCGGTATGTTTAGGTTAGTAAACAAAGTCTCTACTTCGTTTAGATTTTTAGGAGGTATATTTAGAAAAACCTCCGCAGAAGGAGAAAACATAGATAATATCTTTAAAAAGTTAATAAGAGGAATGATTTCTATTTCTTCTTTTGATAAAATTGTTGGCACTCCTTTCAAAAAACTTTTCACAAAACCCAAAATGGTTGAAACCAAAGGAGATGGAGATGATATATTTCAAGGTCTTTTCGATATGACAAAATCACAGGCAAAAAAGGCAGGTGGCACAGGTAAAGGAAAGGGAATTTTAAGCAATATTAAAATGCTTAAGATAGAAGCCAAAGAAAGAAGAAAGGCTAGGATGGCTTCAGTGAAAGCGTTTTTCAAATCTAAAAGATGGAAAGAAGTAGGAAGCGTTGTTTATAAATTTGGAAAGACTATTCTTGCTAACTTAGGTAAATTCTTATTTATGGCTATGCTATATATGGTATTGATTTCTATTGCCATAACTCTTCTTAGAGAACCAATAAAACAGGCTTTAGAATTTGCATCGGACTTGGTGGGTAGGGTGCTACCTATAGTAAAAGCAGGATTCTCAGATGTATTCGATGGAGTTGTTGGTATTTATGACTCTTTAATGAGTGGGGATATATTAGGAATTATAGAAGGATTTTGGACAATTGTATGGGGATTGCTACAAGTAGCGTTCGGTTTGATTTTGGCGGCAGGTGCGGCTTTACTTGGTTTTGCTGTTGGATTTGGTCTTAAGGTTTTAGAAAAAGCAAAAGACTTTATTTTTGATTTCTTAAACTTTAGAGGAACTATAAAAGATAATTTGAAAAGAATACTCATAATAGGAGCCGCAGTATTAGCATTTATGTATGGATTTCCTGCAATAATAGCCATGGCGGCTGTAGCAGCAGTAGTAGTGTTAATTAAAATGATAGGCACAGCAATTAAGAAGGCTTTCGGATTCAAAGCAACAGGAGGTATAGTAACAAACGATGTTACTGTTGTTGGTGAAAGAGGGCCGGAATTAGTTTCATTACCAAGAGGTTCTAGGGTTCACTCTAATAGTAATTCAAAGAGAATGGCAGGAAATTCGGGAGTCGTTAATAATTTTAATATAACCATCAACGCTAAAGATACTTCTAAAGCAGAAATGAGAAGAATAGCAGATGAAATAGGTAGAATGGTATCTTCTAAAATAAATAGAAGGACATCCAATAGGTCTTCGGTGTGAGGTGATTAATTGACGGACTATGTTTATTTGAAACTACAAAAATTTAGCGGAACTGATTTAGAAATAGACACAATACCTCTAAAGGTGCAAAGTGTCAGCATTTCTGTAGATAAGACAGTTCCTAATATTAGTATTCCTTTTGCAGGATTAGGCACAGGCGAGTCAGAAAATATAGCATTGGATTTAGGTATGTCTTCAAAAAGATTAACATTAACCGGATTTATAGTAGATACGGTAATTAAGCGAAGTCACACAGAAACAGGCAATCCCGCTACACCTATAGCATTAGAATTTACTGCTCAAGAAATAGCACAGTTAATTGCTTCCGGTGTAGACGCTACAGGACTAAGCCGCTATCAAGCATTTAACGAATTAGTAGTTTACATGGATTCTAAAGTAAATGAAAACTATCAAGATAGAGGACAGGCGGCAGATAACAGCGTTACAGAATTAGGAACAGTTGTGGCGCAAATACCTCTTACATTTGCGGCTAGAGGTGATGCATTTAGCAAAGACAACACTAATATTGCCCTACCCACTTCTTTTCCTAGTGCGGGTTCAACAAACGGAGTTAAAGGATTCGTTTCTCAATTCAGTTATGATTTGAATGCGGAAACGACAGAAATTACTTTCAATATGGAATTTACAATAGCCACAGTATTGCCTTGAGGTGAATAAATGTCATACAGTATATTTGCAGGAAAACAAAAAAGTTTAGTGTTTCCTATAATGTGCAACGGTTTCTTAACAATTGATTATGCAAAGAATGTTCCCGACGCTACAACATCAGCAGATACTAGTGATGATATTCCTTATGGTATTTGGGCGCATCAAGGTTCATTTACATTTGAGGCTATAGTAACGCCATATGATATTAACGGGTCGGGAACATATACTTCCAATCAAGTTCATTTGCCTCAAAATTTATCTAAAAAGGTATTTCCCGAAAGCGCACAAACATCTGGAATTGTAGTGACAGAAGAAAGTAGTTTGTATATGAATAAAGCGGAAAGGCTAGACCATAGAATGACATTATTCTATAGCCCAACTTTCCAAGTGTTTCTACAAAATGTATCTAAGCATAACTATAGAAATCCGGCAGAATACAAAATAGTCGTGAAGTTAAAACTAGGTAATAATTCTATTGAAACATTTACTAGTCCTATAGCGATACAACCGACTACGGACACATATGTAAAATATTCATCTTCCGATACTTTCAATGGATTAGATGCAAATGGCAGAACTGCATTTATAAAATTAGGAGAGTCTGCCGCAGGTTCTTTTGGCTATACCGGAGGAAGTATGAATGGAACATTTGTAGTGCATGATAGCGCATTTCCTGTCAATTCAACTGTTCATGGAGCGCAGGATGTATTTGTTAAGGATGGAGATTCTTATATTCAAATAGGGACACTAAAGAATCTTGCCACTACTTTTCTTACTGTTCATGTTGGTAGTGGCCCGATTACAGACAATACTTCACTATTGAATTCCGGAGCAGAAATATTTATTGAAGCCGAAAAAGATTGTGCATATGTAAATAATCTTTTTCATGTTGCTTGTTCTTATGATGATACCGATAAGAGAATAAATATATTTTTAGATGGTAGTTTAATATTTACAGGCACTAGTTCTAATACAGAAACATTTGAGTTTTTAAGAGAAAATATGTATATCGGTGCTAATGCTACTGGAACGCATGGCGGTGCTTTTGATGCTAACCTAGAAAATAGAGGAGCAAGAGGAGGAGGAACGAATGCCGCTTCTAGTGCAGTAACTAATGAACAATTTATGGGAGAATTGCATGAGATGTCTTTTGTAAATATAGTTAGAAATCAATTTTCTAGCATAACCAATCTCACACCCAACTATGCTAATACTTTATTTTACCTTAGATTTGAGGAGGTTGATGTCTAATGGCTATAGATGTAAGCCCTAATACACAGGCTAACAGGGATGAGTCTCCAACAAATCCTAAATTCGCAGATTCATCAATCAGTAATGGAGATTTAATGGCTGTTATAATTCAAACACATCCAAGCGGAAATCCTACCTTTACTATAGGTAGTGAAGTCTCTAACCAAGCAAATACTAAAGGATTTAGAATAAAACACGATACGGATGGCAGTAATTTATTAACTCTATCTTCTTTCGGGACAATTGATTATTTTGTTTTAATACATTCGGATGACCCTGCTAAACATCATTTTGCTAAAATAACTAATCTAGTAGTAGAAGATAATGGAAACGGAACAACCACAGGAGATGCCTTTGAGTTTGAACCGAGAATGGGTAATGAAATACCAAAAGGAACAAAATATAGAGTTATCACCGGAGTAAATAATAATACTCATAATAACTCAATAGTTGCGCTATCAATCGGTTTAAAACAAGAAACTACTTATAATTTAAAGAATAATATTGTTTGTGCAAGGCCGCATTTTTATTTTTATAATAATAGAGAACTAGGAACTTACGCAAACCCCCCGATAATAGGAGAAAGTTCTCACGGTAAAATAAATAAGAAAAATGAATTAAATCATAATTATAAATATATGGCGACTATAAATTCTAGGACTGGAAACGGAACAATAGAAATGGGAGAGAATATTCCTAATTTTCAGGTAACAGGAACTACAGGAATAGTATTTAGAACACAACAAGATTTTGGTAAAAGAATTATTGATTATAGTAAGTTTGGATTAACAGTAACAATGACAGATGTATTGAGAAACATAGACCAAGACGGTTTTCACACAACCGCTTCGGGTTCTACTTTACTTAATTACACTTACAATTCAGGCCAAAGCGATACTATTACTACAGACTATACCGACTATGCAAAGGCATATCCAAGTGCTAAAAGAATCGCTTCTAATTCTTTAGGTTTTAGTCTTGCCAATCCTAACTTATTCAATGTCGGAGAAATTAGATATTTACACTACGATACTTCTCCAAAAAGTGCTAATTTAATTACTGGTGTTTCTCAACATGAGACAGAAGATTCAATAGAACAGGGGAGTTTTTCCGAAACTAGAATTATAGATAATGCTAGAATCATGAGAAAGAAAATAGAGGAACATACTCTATACCAAACAAAACAATTAGTTCACATTGGTAACTTAAACGACTTTGTTGATTTAAAGGCCACATATTCTTCTACTTCGTCCACAAATGTATTTGTCTTTGATACTGAATATAACTTACAAACAGTATTAGAAGTCGGAGAAGAAATAAGATTAGGAACTACAATTATGTTAGTGGAGACTGTTAGTGGTTCTTCAATAACAGTAAGAGCAGAAAAAAGAGAAGCAGGAAAGAATACATTTACTTCTGTTGCCTTTACTCCAACTGTAGGAGATACTTTACAAAGAAGGGCTTTAGACTATACAAATCAAAGAATATTTACAACTATGGATTTAAGTGGCGGGGTTGATAAACTAGAAATACTTTTTACATCTGGAAACCTTAAAAATTTATTAGGAGAAGTCACAGCAAAAAACATTGGCCAATCAACTTTAACCTTTAACGGTCTTTTAGATAATAATGACTTTAAAAGTTATTATGGATTAGAAGCAGTTAAGTTTGCTAAAGGAGAATATAGAGTATTTTCTACAAGATTTGCAGGAGAAGTAGAAGAAATTAATCAAATAAAAGAAGAAGGTCAGACCTTTTTAGATATAAAAGGAAGAGGGGTTATGAATAAACTTCTATCTCCAATAGTCAATAAAGATACAGTATTTAGTGAAGATGTAATTTATTCTACTAGTAGCCCTTATAATAAAATAGGAAATATAAAAAACGGAAACACATATACTCTAGCACTGGGCGCAACTACTCTCGATACTAATATATTAGATGGCGCAAATAATACATTAAATGGTTCTAATTTTGATAACTACCCTACTGTCGGTAGTCATTTATTTACTGAAAATGGATATATAGGTAGAGTAACTGCTGTTGGTGTCCATAATACGGATAAGGCGAGATTCACAATAAACGGAGCATTGACTAGAGTTAATAATGAAGCAATTTATGTAGAAACTCAAAAAAACTATGTATTTACAAAAGCGTTAGGTTCTTCTCATATCGCTCAATCTTCTGCTACTTCATTAGCGGGTGCTTCGGGTAAAGGTGCAATCATTACTGCCGGAAATTCTAATGGAGGTCTTTCTTCTAATGGTTCGGAAGGAAGCACATTAGTTGGGACTTCTTCTTTTAATTCCAATGAGGCCATTGGATATCAAATACATCAGCCGTCAGGCATAGCAAACGATAATTCATTTCAAACTAGATTTAAAGACGAAATAGGAAATAGTGGTGAAAGCACTTTTAACACTGTCAATACTTTAATTGATTTTGAAATAGTAAATACTAGTAAAAAGGACAATAAAACATTAATAGAATTAGCACCATATATTCCTATAACTTTAGGTAGGAGAATAACATATGAGGGTTCTAATGATGAAAGAGTAGAAACTGAATATACTCAAGCCGCAGTTTGCACAACTAACCAAACAGCAGGTATAGCGGTGTTTGTTACTAGTTCTTTATCCGCCAATGTTAATATTGGCGACCCCTTATACGCTGACCAATTCGACGGAACTACTGAAACAAAGGGATTCATAGGATATGTTTTAGATGTTGAAACATTACATGCTAATCAAAATTTATACTCTAGCGGAAACCCATCTGCAAACCAAACTACAATTAGTGTTCTTTTAGACCGAACAGAAACCCCTTCAGGTAGCACTGTAGATTATGATGTAGGTGATGTTATTTTCTTTTCTACTAGAAAAAGACATCATATCAATGTTGTGAATTCTGCACATTTATGGGGAGGTAAAATACAAACTATTCCTCATTTAAATTTCTCTTCGGAAATAAAAGATGCTAGCAATATTGCTGTCGGCATTGTTCCTTTTAATTTAAATATATCAACAGAAGACTATAATAAGAGATATGGTATGCCATATTATAAATCATTTAATATTGATAATAAAAGACTAGGAAAGGAATTGGTCACTTTAACTAGTTCGCCATTTTTAACCTCTTGTAGTTTATATCATGTAAGAGGAAATAACTTTCATAAAAATTTAACTTCCTATAGATTTAAACCCAATAAAGAATCTGTTTTAACTACTAATCTAATAGAAGAAGGAAAAACAGATGCATCGAGAAGTATGCCTTATGATATTAGAGGACATACTTCTGCAAAGGGGTCTAATATTACACAATCTCAAAGAATGCGTAGAGGATTAGAAACTCTATCTGTTCCTAGAGATACTTCATCTGCAAATCATGGAAGAATGAAAACTAGAAGTGCATTCGCAAACAAATATTTTGATACAGTTGATATGTCTTTTCCTAGATTATTTTTCTACATAGTTTCCGATTTATTACCATATTCGGGTCAAAGACCGGATAGTATTTTTCATACCTCCGGTGGTGTCAAAACTAAAAACATTAACAATTATAAACTTTTTATGATAGAAAATAAAGATAAAACTTCTTCAAACAATTTAATTCTTGAAGATTCTAACTTTCAAAGTATTTCTTTTACTACAGAAGCAGACATAACTTCTCTCAAAAGATTTGGATTGATGAGATTAACAGAATGTGTTTTTGATGAACATTTTAATTTAATTAATCCTGAAAAACCTGTAAATGAAATAGATATTGAAAGCGTAGCAGGAGTTGATATAATATCTAGAAAACAAGCATTAGGAATAAATACTGTAGATATATTTGTAGATAATAGTGGAACTCCGCAAATACAATTCAATCAATCTGTAGCCTTAACAGCAGGAGATGAAATATATACAGATACAGGGCAATTTATAGGAAAAATAGCAAATACAGGGACTACTAATCAACATGCTTGTAGTAATCTAGTATTTACTCCCGACTTTAGTGTAGCGCATAGTAATGTATATCGTTTAACGAAAACATTGGTGGCAGGATTTGGCGGAAGAGAAGGTCAAGATAGTATAGATACTGACGGAAATGGAACATATCATCCACTAAAAGGAGCAATAGTTCCAAAAGAAACATCATCTTCTTCTAGATATGATTATGGTGAGTTTGGTTCGAGTTCAACTAATTCCCAACACTATGCTTTTGATAGAAATGGAGGCAACCCTATAGTTTTGATGGATAATGCGGAAGTGGTGCTTCCTAAAATATATGGTTCAACATATACTAATCCTACAGCATATAGTATATCTTGGAATGTTGCTAATCATAAAGTAGTCGGAAAAGCAGTAACTACTGATGCTTTCGGCACTCCTAACTATGCAAATGCCGGAAATCCATTTGGAGGAACTATAGGAGTTATATTAGATAGATATTCCATAGAAGACGGAGATAATAAATTAGAAACGGGTGATTGCACAGGTGTTTTAGGAACTCATACAGACAATATTAAATTTTTTGGAACAAAAATAGGAGCAAGAGAAATAACGACAGTTGGTGCTTTAAATCATTATAAACATTTTTTACAAACTAATTCTACAAGTCTTCATGATTATGGTGTTGCTAATGTATCTAGTCCTGCTGATGGGGCATTCATAGGTTTTAAATTAAGATTGTATTATACTAGTAACGCTAATGGCATGGGTTCTTTTTCATCAGTTAAGACTTCTAACGGTAATGCACAACAAGTTACAATAATACCAAAACAAGCAGGATATAGTTCTTGGTTAGAGTTTGTGGATTTAACAGGGTGCTATTTAAGAGTCGAGCATATTGCAGGTTCTCAAGCCAATCAAGTCGGTGGGTTGGTAGCAGGAGGAGAACCTAGACAGCCCATTTATGTATATTCTCACGATATAAATACCGCAGGACAAGTAACATTAACATTAAGCGAAGCACTCCAAAACGGTAGAGCGTATAGGATTCTGCAACCTAACCCTATTTGCATGTATGGTTCTTCTCCTGCTGATATAGAATTTAATGTTTTAAAACCAGAATATACTAAAAAACCAAATGATAATGAAATGTATGGGAATAGAAAAAACAACTACTTTTTTGGCGAAGGCGGGCAACGGCATTTAACCACAGGGGAATCAGTTTTATCCATGTATGTCATGTTAGATTTAGATAAACAAAGCACATCTAGTAGTATATTGGCGAGCCAAACATTAGAGGTTTTACCTATAGGTGATTACTCTTTATTTTTTAGTGATGGTAAGGATTCCATAAAGACTAATTGTATATCTAAAAGAAACACTAACACTAAACATGGTTTTAGTATTGAAGAAAGAAAAACACTAAAAGGTGTTGTGTCGGTTTCGGAAACCTTTGTCGTGGATTCTTTAGAAGAATTAAAAATAAATCCAACTAGAGCATGTATTGGTTCTACCGTTACAATAGCAAATGAAACAGAATCTCTCATAAATGAAATATTTGAAGAAGAAGGTATAGAATTCACTAACTCAACTCCTACATATCCGTTATTTATAGCACCGGAGTTTAGAGGAGTTTCTGCTTTTACTGCCATTAATTTCTTACTTAAGAGAAAAGACTTAAGGTTATTAGAAACAGAAGGAGTCTTTTCTGTAGTTCCTCACAGCGATTCTAGTCTAGTAACAAACATACTTATTGATGATGATAAGTTGATAGAGTTCGAATCCACTAAAACAACATTTGATTTTTATAATGAAGTTATTGTTTATGGTGCGGCACATAAAGGAATAAAAAGAAACTTAAACA